TTACTTATTTTTTTGTTAATAATTGTTTTTTCCATTTCACTATGATCAAATGGAAGATCTTTATACCAATTAGGTAAGTGTAGTTCATCTATTGGATATGCTATAGATGTCATTCCCATGGGATTACTTTTCAGTTTACATACTATGGTTTTCATGCCATCTGTTACTTCTAATGAATAATTATCAGAATATGCTTTTCGTAGCCTATTCCAATTAATAGCCGCCATAACGTGTCCAACTCCACACTTGCCTGTTCTGTCATATAACTTAGTGTACTTGGTTAGATTATTGACACGCTTCGGAGTACCTTTTTCCCAACCCGGTCGTTCTTTGAATTNTTCTCTGAAGTCTTTTATCTTTGAAAAAATTTCTGTTTGTCCTTTACGATTTAACACATCAAATAAGATTTCTTCTAAGAATTTTTGCATAAACTCAGGCGTATCGCTACGTTTTAGATCCAAGCCCATGGCTTTAAGTTTGCCAGGTTCTCCGTTAACATCTTTGCGATTACCTTCTTCATCGTATACTAAGATACCATATCTTTTCTTTTTAATGAATAATCCGCTTGTAGCAACAATTTCTCTAGCGGCTTTTATAATTTGTCCTGCTTCTATTGAAATACCAAATGCTTTATTCATATACTTTGGAAATGTGGAATTTACTTCCTCACTTATAACATCATATAATTTAATTGCCTTTTCTTTATCCCATTCAACATTACCATTATCTATATCTTCCTTGAGAGAAGGTATAGCAGAATAATACACACTGTCAGTGTCGCCATAAATGATAGAGGATCCAACATGATCGTACTCTCCTGTAAGTACTTTGTTAACTTCTGCGGCCATATGCCTTGCAATTGACCTACCAGTTAATGTTACACTTTGACCCATTCGTAAGTCAAAGAACCTTGATCCCTGATTTAAAATAGCACCATATAAACTATTTAAGTTAATTTTTTTAACAAGTTGTCTTTTATCCCAAAATTCTATTTTTTCTTTGTCACCGGTGTCTATTGCATTCTGCAAATTCTTTTGCATTTCTTTGCGTTCTGCATACCAACGTTCTAACAAGTTTGGAACAACACCTTTGGTATCACATCTAAATATAGTTCCATTTGCTGATATTGCCCATGGATTATTTTGTAAAAATACTGTGTCATAAATTTCTGCACCTGTGTATTGATCTGTTTCTCCATTTTCCCAGTCTACAGTGATCTTTTCTGCTACATCTCGCTCTTGTACTAAGTCATATTCTAATGTATTAAATATACCTTCCCATGCTTCTGCAAAACTTGCTTTATTATTCATTTTTTTGCGAATCATATCGTATGTTCGATCTAATCGCAGTTGTCCAATGATTGTTTCTGGACCCATATTCAATGCACGAATTACACTAGGATACAACGAATTTAAATCCATAGAGCATACCCAATCATGCATTCCTACCTTTGGTTGTGCTACATAAGCACCTGCNGCAGTATCAAACTCTGCGTCAAAATTTTTCTTTTTATCTGGTACTTGAAGTCCTTGACTATGTGCTTCATTTATAATTGCTTGATCACTTACTGCTACAGCCCCCATTGTTGTTTGCAGTAATACAGTATTAGCATGAGCAAGTACATTGGCAAGATCTATAAACTGTAGTTTATCATCCATCTTTTTAAGCATCATTGTATCTTGCCTGTTGTATGCAATAAACTTTTCATAGTCATTGTTATACAATTGATCCAATGTACCTTCGTATGGAACTTTGTTTTCGCCTATTTCAAATTCCCCAACAGCATCTAATCTATATGAATGTATTTCGTGATATGTATATCTACGATATAGTTCCATATAATCTAAATGTACTCGTCCTAGTAAATCAAATGTTTCTTGTTCTCTACCAAATTTTTCATATTCTCTTTTGCGAGGATATTGATTCCACAAACAAAAGTCACGCATTCGTTGTTTGCCTAATATTCTAGCAACTCTGTTTACGGTATATGGTATATCATAGCCCTCACTATTCCACCCACTAAGTATATCGGCGTCTTGTATAATTACTAAAAAATTGTTTAATAAATCTTCTTCTGTATTAAACAACATGGTGTTGCTAAACTTATTACATATTGCTTCTGCATCTTGGCGTGAAACTGTTTTTGGGCGAATAGTTAAAGTAATAAGATCATTAAGCCAACTACACCATAATGTAATAGAATTTATCATTGAAAACGGATTAGACGGATCTGCATATCCTTTACTAGAACTAAAATCCACTTCAATATCAAAGAAGCATTTGTTAAGGGTTGGTGCTTCTTTACCTAAATAATATTCTTCTAAACATCGAAAAATAGGATTTACATCAGACTCGTATAACTGCTTATGGCTATAGAGTTTTCTTTCTTTTTGAAATGCTTTTCCGCTAGTTGTGCTAACACGGTTTAAAGGTTTGCCGTAAATAGAACGATACTTTCCTTTTGCATCGGGATAAAAGAAGGCATACTTTGTAGGATATGTTCTGAAGATTCGTTTTTCGTTTACTCGTTCAACAACATGTATAACATCTTTATCACGTTCAAAGAATGCGTCTACATAACTCATGCAGTTCGCCCGACTGCTGTTAAAACTTCTGCAACTTCTTCAAAGTCTTTTTTGCTTTGTGTAAGTTGTCCTTTAGCGGCGATTTTGATTGCTCTATTGAGTGTAGCCGGTTTCATGTTAAGTTCTTCGGCTACTGCTGATACTGTATCTTTGAGTCCTTCTCTAAGATCAGTCATTTCTTGGGTTACTTGGATTCCTTCGTTAACTATTTGTTTTAGTTTTGCTACATCGGTTGATGATAGTATTTTTGCCATTTGGTTCCTTTCAAGAGATTAGATTTATTCATAATATATTATAACATATATAAACAATTAAATCAATTATTATTTTGTAACGAAACCATTTAAATAAGAAGTTTTTCCATTTTTAATTAAAGCAGTCATTGTTTTTTTTCTATTTGTTCCGTCTTTTCTGTATGAACAATGAATCCAACCACTATTAGGGCCTTCTAAGGGATTAAAGAATTCCAAGATGAGTTGATCAAATTGTAAATGATCTCTAATCCATGTTGCTAATTCTAAATTAGGTAATCCCATAATTTCAAAATCAGCCGCTTCACCATTACAATGTTGACTTTTACTTGATCCACCAACGGCTTTATTGAGATTCGGACTGCGATAGCCACTATTTATTGTAACAACCCGTCCAAAATAACTTCGTACTGGTTGAAGTATGTGACAGCATAAATTTGTAAGATTAACTAGATGTTCTGTGCTTGGTAAATTATCTATACCTTTGCGTATAGCCGTTGTACTTTTTGTTAGTTCTTGCAAACTAAAATTTCGTGTNATTTTCATATTTTCCTTTCGGATTTATNGAATATTTATTTTATGGAGTAGCAAATCTTATTATACCTGAATTTTTTACCATATTCATGAGTTTTATTAATACAGGGATAGTTAGTCTAGCCGCAGATACTGTTCCGGCTATTGCTGAACCTGCACTAGCTACTGTTCCTGCTGGTAATAGAAGAGCTAAAGAGCCTAGCGTAACTCCGGTGCCTACAGCAAGATACTTTGCTACATCTTCACCAGTAAGATGTACAGCAGAAGATCCTGAACCAAAGTGATACATATCAGGATCTTTTGGATCAACATACTTATCTGTTACCCATTTCATATATGTAGTAACCGCTTGTTGATCTTTTTTAGATAATAAGTCATAATTACTGTTTATGTCTTTAATTACCGCTCGTTGTTCTTTGGTTGTATGATCACCTCGGGCAATATCTATAAGTTGGTTATGCATGGCCTGTTTAACAGGTCCACTAAGTTCTGGTTGAACGTAAGGAGTAATATCCGTGCCACCTGCAACTTTGCCTGGTTTTGGTGTTGAAAGTACACCTGGAGCAAATGTGAGCCTACTTAAATCTTTTGGTAACGTATCTGTTGTTTCGTCGCCTTTTTTTCGTCTTCCAGACCCAGTTACTTCACCACCACGAGTAACAATATTTCCTTTTGGACCTATTTTTAATCCTGTGTCAAATGCTTGTTTTGAAATATATGCTTGCTTAGGATATACTACAGGTACTTGTTTTCCTGTTGTTTTACCTTTTGCATAACCTATTTTTCCTCCGCCTCCATCTTTTTGTGCTTTTTCAAATTGAGCTAAACTAGAGTAACCGAGGCCTTCCCAAAAATCTCTTGCGTCAACCCCTTTTTCTGGATTTCTAGGTGCTAAATCATCCTTTTTTAAATCTCTACGCCATGTAGGTACTACCCCTGGATTAAAAAATTGTCCTATAGCCTGTTTATCTAGTTCTGTTTTGGGTTGAATTGGAATTATTTCTTTCCATTCGTTGGGATGAATTTTCAACATTTCTGTTGTAGGATCTTCGACTCCTTTAAGTACTTTCCAGAATACTTTTTTTGCCTTATCAGATAAATCTGTATAATTTTTAATTTCACGTTTTGGTTCTTTTATTGGCGACGGGTCAAGGTCGGGCAATTCTAGTTCAAGTTCTGGTTTCGTAAATACTGGATCTTTAGCAAACGGAACAGGGTAAGCATGAGGTTCTCGGTCCTTCCACGGCGGAGGAATAGGAGGAAAGGCCGGACCAGTACCAATTCCTTGTCCTTTAGCACCCCATTTAGAACCGGCCGGGTCTGGTCTTTCAGGCATTTCAGGTTCAGGCATTTTAGGTTCAGGTAATTTTATTCCTGATATGTCAGGTTCAGGTAATTTTATTCCTGATATGTCAGGGTTAAACATAGGGA